ACGCAGAAAAGAAGTTTAGGACAACCTGCTGGAAAACCTCGTAGAGTATCCCCAGCAAAACGTAAGAGGAAAAGTTAATGGAAGTGTTTCAGAATGGTAGATTTTCTACTGGAGAACCAGTGTATCAGATAGGGGTCAAAAACTCTGATGGTACATATGATGTAAAAGTTTTTGACTTGATGAGTAAAGAGCAAGCTGAGGCAAAACTTGTCGAAATGGGCGGGGGTGTTAAAAAACCTGCACCTAAGAAAATGCCGGAACAGGTAACTGAAAACATCGAAAACATGACTAAATTAGAGCTTGAAGCTATGATGCGTAACCATGGTGTCGAGCTGGATCGTAGAAAAACAAAAACATCTTTAGTAGCTAAAGCGAAAGCTGTTCTAGCAAAGGGTTAACCCATGGCGACTTCAGGTACCACAGATTTTAATATGGACTTTACAGAGATTGCGGAAGAAGCATGGGAACGTGCGGGCCGCGAGCTTCGTTCTGGCTATGATCTTCGTACTGCTCGTAGGTCTATGAACCTTATGACTATTGAATGGCAGAATCGTGGTATTAATCTATGGACTATAGATGAAGGAGTCATAAACCTAGTTGCAGGTACGGGGCAGTATTCACTGCCCGATGATACTATTGACCTTCTAGAACAGGTAATTCGCACAGGCGCGGGCAACGCAGCCACACAATCTGATCTTACTATAACTCGTATTAGTGTTAGTACTTACGCGTCTATCCCAAACAAGTTATCCCAAGGTAGACCTATACAGGTTTGGATTGAACGCCTAGTTAACGCACCCAGAATTAATATCTGGCCTGTGCCTGACTCCAATGATTACGTGTTTAAGTACTACCGGCTCCGTCGAATCCAAGACGCTGGTAGCGGGGTGCAAACTGCGGATATGAACTTTAGGTTTCTTCCATGCCTTGTAGCGGGGCTAGCGTACCATATCGCTATGAAGGTGCCAGAATTAGCACCAAGAGTGGAGATGCTTAAAGCTGAGTACGAAGCGCAATTTGTGTTAGCTGCAGGGGAAGATCGAGAGAAAACACCATTTAGGTTCGTTCCCTCAGTAAATAGGGTGTAAATATGGCAAGGTTTGCTTCAGGCAGGAACGCACTAGGGATATGCGACGTTTGCGGGTGGCAATATAAACTCCGCGAATTACGTGATCTTGTGGTAAAAGGCCGTAATAGCAACGTAATGGCGTGTCCCGAGTGTTGGAATCCTGACCAACCGCAGTTGAGTTTAGGTGAATTTCCAGTGGACGACCCCCAAGCTATTCGTAATCCTCGCCCAGATTACACTCAATATGCTCAAAGTAGGGCACAAATTAACCCAGTGCGTCCTGTTGTTAGTACTGGATTTATAGGTACAGTTACGGTAATAACTTAGTAGGAGTTACAAAATGAACAGAAACATGACAGGTTTTTCTAAGTTACCAGAAAAGGTACAAAAGAAAATGAGCCCAAAACTAGCTAAAAAGTATAGCAGTGGTGGTAAAGTGAAAGTACGCGGTACTGGCGCGGCTACTAAAGGTTTGTACGCTCGTGGACCTATGGCTTAAGATATGAACTACGCAGAGCTGACAACAAATATTCAAGATGTATGTGAAACAACTTTCACAGCGGATCAGCTCGCCATGTTCACTGAACAGGCTGAACAGAAAATATATAACACTGTTCAAATACCCGCGCTTAGAAAAAATGTGACAGGAACTTCTACTATTGGGAATAACTATCTAGGTACCCCATCGGATTTTCTGTGGTCATATTCTTTAGCGGTAATAGACGGTAGTGGTACTTACAGTTTTCTTATAAACAAGGACGTTAATTTTATTAGGGAAGCTTACCCAGACCCATCTGCTACGGGGCTACCTCAACATTACGCTTATTTCGATGATAATACATTCATCCTTGGGCCTACTCCTGATGCTGTTTACACAACTGAACTGCATTACGGATATTACCCAGAATCTATTGTAACAGCGGGCACTACTTGGCTTGGAGACGAATTTGATTCTGCTCTTTTGAATGGCGCGTTAGTAGAAGCTATTCGATTTATGAAGGGTGAAGCAGATGTAATAGCGGAGTACGGTAAGTTTTACGTACAAGCTATTGGCCTACTTAAAAATCTTGGCGATGGTAAATTGCGTGAAGACGCGTATCGGTCAGGACAAGTTCGTAATCCAGTAAGTTAGGAGACATAATATGGCGATTACACAAGCAATGTGTACTTCTTTTAAGCAAGCCCTTCTCGATGGTGAGATGGACTTTAGTAGTGACACAGTAGATACATTCAAAATTGCGTTATACACATCCAGCGCAACAATAGACGCGACGACAACAGCGTATTCAGTAACTAATGAAGTATCGGGTACGGGGTACACAGCGGGGGGTAATACTCTAACTGTTGTAGCGCCTACTACATCTGGTACTACTGCGTTTTTAGATTTTGCTGATACCACTTGGAGTTCTGCAACAATCACGGCTCGTGGAGCTCTTATCTACAAATCTGGAGGGGGAGACCCTGCAGTAGCAGTGCTTGATTTTGGCGCAGACAAAACATCTACAGCTGGTGACTTTACTATTCAGTTCCCAGCAGCGGATGCTTCTAACGCGATTATTAGGCTTGCATAGGATGAATAAATGGCGTCATCAACTACATACATAGGGTGGGGTTCTACTGCTTGGGGCCAAGGCTCTTGGGGCACCGACCTTATTGTTGTAGAAGTTGATGGCGTTCAAGCTACCGGCGCTGTAGGCACAGTAAATGTAGTTGCAGAAGCTAATGTATTACCTTCAGGCGTAGAAGCCATTGGAGCTTTAGGGGCGGTAAGCGTAAGCGGCGCAGCCACTGTTCAACCTTCGGGGCTTGAAGCAACTACAGGGCTTGGTTCTGTAACTGTTACCGCCGACGCAAATGTGTTGGTAACTGGAAACGCGGTGACGAGCGCAGTAGGTACTACTACTGTTGTAGGCGAAGCTAATGTATACCCATCAGGGCTAGAAGCTACTGGTGGGGTAGGCTCGGTAAATGTCGTAGCCGACGCGAATATCTACCCAACAAGGGTAAGCGCAGTAGGAAATATCGGTTCAGTCGATGTTACGGCTGAAGCTACCGTTTCTCCAACAGGGGTCGTGTCTACTGGGGCTATAGGTACTGTTAGTGTTGCGTTTGGAGTTAGAATAAATGTAACTGGAGTATCTAGCGCATTAACGGTTGGCAGTGTGGTAGCAAAAGCCGATGCGGACGTAGCTGTTACTGGAGTTGGAGCAGTAGTAAACATAGGACAAGTTCATGTTTGGGGTGAGGTTCCTACTAACCAAAATCCAAACTGGCAAAATATTTCTGGCGCACAAACGCCAACTTGGGGTAGTATTTCAACAACGCAGACTCCAAATTGGCAAGATATCGCTGCATGAGGGCTTATAAATGACAACACAATATACACCGATACTTAAACTAGCTCTTCCTGTTCAAGGGGAACTAAGTGGTACTTGGGGCGATACCGTAAACGATAGCATCACTTCTTTAGTTGAAGAAGCGGTAGCGGGCCGGTCAGTCATAGACTCTTGGACTGCTAATTCGCATACACTTACCACCGCAAACGGCGCAGCTGCAGAATCACGCTCTATGATGTTAGAGTTTACCGATACTGGGGTGGCACTTACTGGCGCAGGTACCGTTATCTGTCCTACGTTGTCTAAAGTTTATATAGCTAAAAATGCTTCAGGGCAGTCTATTACACTCAAAACAGCTGCAGGTACGGGGATCGCAGTGCCTGATGGGCGCACGATGTTTTTGTTCTGTGATGGGACAAATGTACTAGAAGCAGTTACTAATATCCAGTCTTTGCAGCTTGGCACAGGCTCTACTGTAACTGTTATTCTTGACGAAGATAATATGGCTTCTGATAGTGACACAGCGTTAGCCACACAACAGTCTATTAAAGCGTATGTGGATAGCCAAGTAGGTAGTTTCGACACATTAGCTGAAGTTCTTGCTAATGGTAATACATCTGGCGGCACTGCACTGCAGATGACCACGACAGACGAGCTTCAATTCCGCGATACCGCGTTAAAAATTAGTTCATCTGCGGATGGACAGCTAGATATTGATGCTGATACCGAAATTGAAATTGTAGCCCCAACAGTAGATATTGATGCGTCTACCGCCGTAACTATTAACGCAACTGATACAACAATTACCGGGAATCTTAGCGTAGACGGCGGCACAATCAAGCTGGACGGTAATTATCCTACTGGTACAGGCAACGTGGCGTTGGGTGATGCTGCGCTTGATGATGGCAGCTTGTCTGGTAGTTACAACACTGCTTTAGGTGGGAATGTTCTTACTGCACACACTAGCGGTAGTTACAACACTGGAACTGGCTATGGTGCTTTAGCTAATAACACTACAGGGTCTAGTAATGTATCCGTTGGTACTAACTCTTTATTAAACAACACCACCGCATCCAACAACACTGCTGTGGGGTATCAGGCTGGGTCTTCAAATACGACTGGCGCACAAAATACAGTTGTAGGTACAAACGCATTAGATGCTAACACTACAGCTAGTTTTAATACTGCAGTTGGGTTTGAAGCTGCGTCAGCTAATACCACTGGAAACGAAATTACAGCTGTCGGGCATCAAGCGATGCTAAACAACACTACTGGGTCTGATAGTGTAGCTGTAGGCCGCGCCGCTCTAGCTACTAACACAATTGGCGATTTCAATACCGCAATAGGATTTAATTCTCTATACAGCAACACCACCGCATCCAACAACACCGCCGTTGGCTATCAGGCTGGGTATTCAAATACTACTGGCGAACAAATTACAGCAATGGGTTATCAAGCATTAAACGCAAACACTACTGCCTTTAACAACAACGCATTTGGTTTATGGGCAGCTAAAAACAATACTACTGGTCAGTTTAATAATGCTTTTGGAACAAGTGCTTTGCTAACTAATACGACAGGCGGTAATAATACTGCTGTTGGTGAAAGTGCATTGCGTTCCAACACCACCGCATCCAACAATACTGCCGTTGGGTATCAAGCTGGGTATAGCAATACTACGGGTACGAATAACCTGTTTGCTGGGTACACAGCGGGTTACTCTAATACAGGTGGCGCAAACACTGCACTTGGTGCTATTTCTTTGGTAAACAACACCACAGGAAATTGGAACACCGCTGTTGGTGAAGGTTCGTTACAGGTTAATAGCACAGCATCACTAAACACTGCTGTTGGTTATAGGTCGCAAAACGCTAATACCACTGGGGCATACAATACTTCTCTTGGGGCGACAGCACTCTACTCCAACACCACCGC